CTAGGATTACTTACTCTAGCACAATAGGCAACGATGTCAAGTAAACTATCACCGCCTACGTCTTCTATTGCTTTACTATAGGAAACTAATTTAACTTCCACTTTGTTTTTCCTCTTCTATTTCACATAAGCGTTCAAGGTCCTTATAATGTGCATAGGCCTTTTTAAGTGCTTCAAACTTTTCTAATTTCTTTGGATCTGGAACAAGTATACCTAAACGTTTTTCAATAGCATCTAGTCTTGCTTCTAACTTGTGATTGACCTCCGGATCCTGACCTGGTAAAGATACTGTTAGTCCATTATCGCTAGTGGAGTAGATACTATCTTGAATACCTACTGTGAATGTTCCTTGACCTCCTGTTGATACTGCCTCGCCATCATAAGCAGTATCAAAAGTAAAGTCAAGGTCTGGTTGGGTTAAAGTATAGTCGTCATCACCCATTTAGTTTTGACTCTTTTCTAGCATTTTTGGTTGCGGTAATTTCGTTACGTCTTGCCTTAATTGCTTTAGCCATTTCTTGTAATGCTTTACGGGCTCTGGTACCTGCTGCACCATTTCCATCTTCAAATTTTTGGTTCTCTTGTAAAAATACTTCCATTTGTTCTTGAATAATTGTAGTTGTTTGTGACATTTTTTGTCTCCTTTTTTCTACTGTGCTTAAACACAATCCTTATTATATAACTCTTAACTAACAAAGTCAACCTTAATATGAGTTAAATACGTATATTATGAATAGATTTACTTTGATTCCTTTTGAAAACATTGTAAAGTTTGGTCAGAAAACAATGCTTGACCAACCATTATTTAATGTAAGTTGGATACTAGGAAGATTCTGCAACTACAAATGTTCATACTGCTGGCCGTATGCAAATACTGATGTACCGGATCATCAAAATTTAGAAGTATATACAAATGCAATTGATGAAATAAAACGCCAGGCAAGAGAAAATGGTTTTACTGATTTTCATTTTAGTTTTAGTGGAGGCGAGCCAACAGCATATAAAAAGTTTGGTGACCTAGTTGAATATTATGCTAACGATGAAGAAGCAACATATCAAAGTATACATCTTACAACAAATCTATCACCTGGTAGCAAATGGTGGAATAGATGGATAGAAACAACTGCAAAAATGCAACGCAGAAGTATCACTGCTAGTTTTCATTCTGAGTTTGCAAAAGAACAAGAGTTTGGAGATAAGTGTTTACAGTTACAGGCAGCAGGAGTTTTATTAACAATCAATCAAGTAATGGTTCCAGAATTGTTTGACGAGTACTATGCAAGATGTCAAAGATTTTGGGATAGAGGAATTAATGTTACACTAAAACCACAAAGCGATCCAACTGCTAGTTTTATCGTAGATGGTTATACAGAAAGACAAATTGAATTGATGCAACAAAATTTTAGTTTGCGTAATCAAGATCAACAGGTTATGCAAATGTACTTAGAAGATGCCAAAGGAAATGATTATGGTCTGGACCAAGCAGAAAGAATGAATGCATTCGGTTTTAACAAGTTTAAAAATTGGAAATGCGCAGCAGGGTATCAAAGTTGCGTTATAAGGGGGGTTGAAGTTAAAAGGGCATATAGTTGTGCGGAACTGCCTTTAGGCACCCTTACAGACGGTTTTACGCTGTTTAAAGCACCATCTAAATGTGTTACTAACACTTGTGTAAGCAGTGCTGATAGTAAAATACCTAAGGAAAAAGATGTACTCGTATAATGATATAGAATCAATACACTTAGAAGTTTCTTCTAGGTGTCAAGCAAGATGTCCAATGTGTCCAAGAAGATTACACGGAGGACCATTACTTGATAACTTGTATCTCGAGGATATTGATTTAGGAACTTTTGTAAATTGGTTTCCAAGAGATTTTGTTAGACAACTAAAACATATCTATATGTGTGGCAATCTAGGTGATCCAATGATGGCTAAAGACACTGTAGAAATTTTTAGATATCTAAGAGAGACCAATCCTGATATGAGTTTACAGATGCATACTAACGGAAGCGGTCGCTCAGAAAATTGGTGGAAAGAACTTGCTTTTTTAAATGTGAAAGTGGTGTTTGGTATAGACGGTTTAGAAGATACACACAAACTTTATAGAATTAACACAGATTGGAATAAAATTATACAAAATGCAAAAATATTTATAGAAGCCGGCGGCGATGCTAGATGGGATATGCTAGTATTTGATCACAACCAACATCAAATTGAAGATTGCCAACAGATGTGCGTTCAATTAGGATTCAAAGGATTTAGTATAAAACATACCACTAGATTTAAAGACGGAAAATTTGATGTTATAGATGATGACTTTAATGTTACACATACTCTTTATCCCTCACATAAAAGTTTAGAAATGATTGAGCCTGCTGAAAAAGCAAGACAAGAAACTTTACCTGAAATTAATTGTAAAGCAAAACAAGATAATGCTATCTATGTTGCTGCAAACGGAAACGTTTCTCCTTGCTGTTGGCTGGATATGGAATGGGTTCCGCAGCATAGTAATGAAAGATTAGATTATATGATTAAAATTAAAGACGTACCTTCATTGCATAAAAATACTTTGAAAGAAATTTTTGATATGGGATATTTTAACAAAATAAAAGACACTTGGACAAGTTGTGGACTTAAGACCTGTAGTAAACAGTGTGGTAGTTTTGATAAATTAAATAAGCAGTTTGATGAAAATAGATATAGATGATATAAAATTCTGGATGGATGCTATCCGTAATAGCAAGGATAGATATCGGACACTGGAAAGTTTCTGGGGAGGCCAACTACAAAGTAAAACTTGGTTAGTTGATCATCTATCAAAATTACATATTATGAATGCTGATATTGTAATATTTGGTGGTTGGAATGGAGTGCTTTCTGCTTTATTGTTTAACAGCGGACTTGGTATAAAGAAAATAACAAGTGTCGACATAGATCCTGCTTGTGAAGAAATTGCAAACACTATGAATAAGCGTTACGAAATGTCAGGCAAATTCAAAGCAGTTACGGCAGATATGTGTACATATGAATATGAAAGCACTCCTGATATTATTATAAACACAAGTTGCGAACATATTACATCTGCACAACACAAACAATGGTTTAAGAATATACCTGGAGGACCATTAGTTGCAATGCAAAGTAACAATTATACAGAACTAGAAGAACATATCAATTGTAGTAAATCACTAGCAAGTTTCAAAAGATCTTGTGGACTCAAAGATGGTGTAAAAGCATTTGAGTTAGAACTACCTAAGTATACCAGATACTTAGTGATGGGATATAAGAAGTAAGTAAATATGCAGCAAAGGAATAAAGTATGTCAATAACAAGTAAAACATTTTGTCCTCTACCTTGGATACATTTGGCAACACGCCCAAATGGTGATGTAAGAGTATGCTGTACAGCAAATGCAAGTGGTGCTGGTAAAGTTGATAACAAAACAGCCGGACTAGTTGTACAAGACGGCAAGCCTATGAACTTACGTGAAAATTCTGTTGATGAAATTTGGAATAGTGAATATATGCGTGGCATTAGATTAAAAATGCTAAATGAAGAAATTCCAAACAGTTGTAAAAAATGTTTTGAAGAAGAAGCAAACGGTATTGTTAGTAAAAGACAATGGGAAACTAGAGAATGGAAAAGCAAGATCGATTGGCAAGAATTAGTAGGTAAAACCCAAGACGACGGAAGTTTGCCTGTCAATATTCCTTACTTTGATTTAAGACTAGGAAATGTTTGCAATTTAAAATGTGTTATGTGTAGTCCACACGATAGTTCAACTTGGATTAAAGATTGGAAACTACAATTACCGCAATATAAAAATGAAGAACTTAAAAAAGATCAAAGTTGGGATACTGATTTTGATTACACTTGGTATAAGAAAAGTGAATTCTTAGATGCAGTTTGGAGCCAGATTGACAACATACAAGAATTATATTTTGCAGGCGGCGAACCTTTAATGATTCCAGAACATTGGCAAATCCTAAAAACACTTGTTGCAAAAGGAAGAGCAAGCCAAGTAAAATTAAGATACAACACAAACGGTCTCAAAAATATTGACAAAGCAGTTTCTTATTGGAATATGTTTAAAGAAGTTAAAGTAAATTTTAGTTTAGATGATTTAAATGAACGTAATCATTATATTAGACATCCTGCTGACTGGAATGAAACTTTTCACAGTCTAGCATATTTCACTGAAGAATTAGACAAAAGGCATCAAGTTAATGTTGCTTGTGCTGTTCAAGCACTGAACGTAAGTAATTTGCCTAACCTTGCAAGATGGGCAGAAGAATCAGGACTAAATTTTAATAAACGTACACACTTGGCTGCACCTTTTATAAACTTACACTTGGTATATTTGCCAAGTTACTTAAATGTTAAAGTTTTACCTATAGATGTTAAAAACTTTGCTAGAAGAAATATTGAAGAATTCTTAATTGAGAAACGGAAAGACGATTACTTTGTAGAACATCCACTCGGACAAGCAAAATGGGAAGGACTAATAAAATATATGTATTCTGAGGATTGGAGTCACAAATTACCAATGATGATAGAATACTTAGAAACTTGTGATAAAACCAGAGGATTAAACTTTAGAGAAGTTTTCCCAGAGTTAGGAAACTTATACAATGACTGATAAACAACAAAGGGCTATACTTTGGAATAGTCTATGTAACCTAGGACAAACAGCAAAACTTAAATTTAAGTTTGATGAGCATAATGTTAAAAAGGTTCTTGAAGAAAAATTTAAAGACAATTGGTGTCCCTACAATCAAAAGAAAGACACAGTGAATAATCGCTGGGGTTTGCCATTAACAAGTCATACAGGCGATGTAATGGACAACTACCATTTGAACAGTTTTGGATATATGCAAAAGTATCACGATGTAGAAATGAAAGAAGAAAATTTTTCAACACCTACAGATGTGTATAATTCATTACCTGAAGTTGCAAAAGTAATAGATACGTTTGCACCTGATATTGGTCGTTGTCATTTTTTACGTGTTGATACAGGAGGATTCTTTCCGCCACATAGAGATTTCCCAGGATATGGACCAGAATACTTTAGATTATTAACAGTATTTGGAAAATGTAAACCTGAAAACTTTGTTCATATGCTTGACGGAAAACCAATGTATCCCGATCCTGGTTATTTTTATTTTGTAAATTTCCAACTAGATCATAGCGTGTTTAGTTTTACTGACGGTTTGTATGCTTTAATTACAACAGTAAAATTAAATGAAAGAACACACGACATTATTATTAACAACACAATGAACTAATGAAACTAACTTATGCTACTCCTGAAAAAGAAAATTGGTTCCTTGTAAGTTGGACGCTGTCAAATAAATGTAACTACCGCTGTTCCTATTGTCCAGATATACTACATAATGGAAGTACAGGCCAACCAAGATGGGATACTGTTGAACGTTTTGTAAAAAACTTAAAAGTTCCTAATAAAGAAATTTGTTTTAGATTAAGCGGCGGCGAACCAACATATTGGAAACACTTTGTAGACTTAGCAAAACTTGTAAAAGAACAAGGACACAGATTTAGTTTTTTAACCAACGGAAGTCGTGAGCCTGAGTATTACAAAGATCTTTCAAATTATGCTGATGGATATATCATTTCATATCATCCAGAGTTTGCAAATCTTACTCACATAAAAGATGTTGTTAAAGTTTCTCACTGTCCGGTTTTTATTAATTTAATGCTTAGTCCGGAAAATTTTGATGAAATGTTTGACATTGCAGAAGAAATATTTTTCTCTGCAGAAAATGTTAGTATTTGGCCTAAAGTAATTTTAGATAAAAGTAACATAGATACAATTACAAACAAGCCTGCAAACTATTCGCGTGATCAATTAGATACTATCAATCATTGGCCATTCTTTAGAAATCTAGATGACAATCACTTACATAGAGGAGAACTGTTATTAGACGATATGCCTATCACTGCAAATAATTTAATAACTAAAAATCAAAATACATTTTATGGTTGGAAATGTTGGGCAGGATTACATATGATTAATGTTGATATGTGGGGTAACATTTATAGAGCAGATTGTAAAGAAGGTGGTGCGCTAGGAAACATAGAACGTTACAAATTACCAACTGACACAATACAATGTGGTAAAAGTGTCTGCGCTTGCCTAAGCGACATTTATCTAAGGAAAGAACAATGAAAATATTAGTTACAGGTAATCCAAGTTATGAAGGATT